GAGCCTCGCAAACGCTTTCAAGGCATTTACTGAAATGATTACCGGAAAGGGCTCATCCGGCGGCGGAACCAGTGCAGCGGCCGCAGGCATGGAAGCAGTAGCGCAGTCTGCGGATAGGGCCAATACAGCCGCAGGCGGAGCAGGAAGCGCTGCGAAGAAGGCTGCCAAGGACATGAAGAGTGTCACTACAGGGATTGATGAGCTGAATATCATCGACCCTGACACCGGATCTGATGGAGGCGGATCGGGTGGAGGTGCTGCAGGCGGGTATGATGTAGATCAGTTCGATATGGGCGCGGTTGACACATCAGCTTTGGATGCCATGGACAGCAAGTACCAGGCACTGATCGACAGGGCTAAGGAACTTAAAGACCTGTTTACAGTGGGCTTCTGGGATGGCTTTGGAGATACATCCGTCTTTGACAGCATCCTTGCATCGGTTGATCGGATCAAGCAGAGCCTTGGAGAGATATTTACGGCTCCGGAGGTGCTGGCTGCTGCCAATTCCTTCGCGGATCAGTTTTCTTATAGTCTGGGCCAGATTGCCGGATCTGTAGCCGGAATCGGCACAACCATAGCGGACAATCTTCTGGGTGGTATCAGTCTGTATTTGCAGCAGAATACAGAGCGGATCAGGGAATACCTGGTATCCATGTTTGATATCGGTTCCCGTGTTGCTCAGATCACAGGGGATTTTTCAAAGGCTGTTAATACAATATTCTCAGTTTTCCGGAGTGACAGCGCAAAGCAGATCACTGCTGATGTCATAGGGATTTTTTCGGATGCATTTATGGGTGTATCTGAACTTTTGGGAAAGTTTGGACGAGATATTTTAAATGTATTAACAAAACCCATTATTGATAATAAGGATGCAATCAAAAATGCAATTCAGGGGTTGCTAGATACTATACAGCCAATAGTGAGCCAAATGAAAGAACTGTTGGGAAAAATGTTTGACGGTTTGAATGAGGCTTATGATACTTATGCGAAACCTGTTTTTGATGCATTGGCACAAGCATTATCAGATGTGGTTGCATGGTGCTTGGAGAATACGGGAACGATAGAAGCTATAACAGCGGTAGTGATTGCATTTTTTGCGGCATGGAATGTTGTTAAACTGGGAGAATTTGTAATCAATGCCGGCGGGGTAATAAGTGCGATACAAGGCATGATTGCTCCAATTACATTGGCGACAAGTGCCCTTTTAACCAATGCAAAAGCATTTGCTACAAATACAGCAGCAAAAATAGCTGACAAAGCTGAAACAGTAGCTATCGTGGCAATGTATGCAAAAGACTTTGTTGTAGCAACAGCGGCGTCAGTTGCGGCTTTGGCAAAACAGGCCGCTCAATTTGCGATTACTACAGCGGCAAAAGCGGCAGATGCAATAGCTCAGGCAGCTATGACCGCCGCTACTGTTGCGTGGAATGCAGTGTGTGCAGTTGCGACAACGCTGACAACAGCATTAGGAGCAGCTATTGGATTTATCACAAGCCCTATAGGTTTGGCTATAGCGGCCATTACGGCATTGATAGCAGCAGGCGTATACCTGTATCAGCATTGGGATGAAATAAAAGCCAAGGCATTAGAAGTATGGGAACAGATTAAACAGATAATTTCTAATGCGTGGACTGCAATCCAACAAAAAACAACTCAAATCTGGAACGGCATAAAATCCCTGCTCAACACCATTTGGAACTGGCTGAAATCCCTTGCAACTACCCTGTTTACTGCGATCAAAAATGCGATCAGCACAATCTGGGAAAGCATTAAATCCACAACTTCCGAGATCTGGGAAGGAATCAAGAGCACCCTGTCTACCCTCTGGGATACCATCAAAACGGCTGTAGATGAGAAATTCACAGCCATGCGGGATGCGATCACGGGCGTATGGGATACTGTGAGAAGCAAAACCAAGGAAATATGGGATGGTATCTGGGCTGATATAAAGGGCATCATCAACATGATTATCAGCGGCGTTGAGAGCATGGCAAACCGCGTTATTGATGCTATTAACGCCATGATCGATGCTGTGAATGAGGTAGCGGATAAAGTGCCTGGAATCGGTGCAGATCTCATTCCTAATATTCCAAATATCAACCTTCCGCGTTTGGCGCAAGGCGGCTTTGTCCGCGCCAACACGCCACAGCTTGCCATGATCGGTGACAATCGGCACTATGGCGAGATTGTGGCACCTGAGGATAAGATGCAGGAGATGGTAGACCGTGCGGTTGCAATGGCATCACGCAACAGCAGCGGCATGAGCGACCAGTACCTTGCTATTATGGTAGGCCTTCTGCAAAAGATTATAGAGTTAATCGAGCAGATGGATCTGACCGTCTATGTGGATATCAGGGAAATCAAGAAGCAGCTGGCTGATCTGGAGAAGCGCAGCGGCTACAAGCTCAGACCAACATAAGGAGGAAACAGCATGGCAATCTATATCAACGGGCACAAATACCCCTCTTATGACCAGGGGCCGGGTCTCACCATTGCCACCAACGTCAACCAGGGCAAAAACGCCCTGGGAGAGTTTGTAGGGCAGAGAGTGGGACGGGATCAGGACAAGATAGACGGCCTGCAGTGGTCTTATCTGGATGCTGCCACTTGGGGAAGTATCCTGCGGGAATTTGACGAATTCGTAGTAACTGTCAAGTTTCCGGATATGAAGACAGGAGGCTGGAAAACAGAGCGGATGTATCCCGGAAATAGAACGGCCAAGGTCTGGGAAGAAGATGAAGACGGGCTTCCGACTATGTACAAGGACTGCAAGGTTAATCTGGTAGACTGCGGGGTGATTGAATAATGCAGGCAGCAAGCAGCAAATACAAAGAGGTTATGCGCCGCAAATGGCGCAATCCTCTATCCCATCTGCGTGTTACGATTGGTCTTATCAATCAGGAGGCACAGGCATCCGCATATATTCCAGATCCGGATGGGTATACTTATTTTTCCGATCTTAAGAAACCTATGGATAATTATAAGGTACAGGAGCTGTATGGTACCTGTGATGAGGATTATACGCAGGTGGATGGCTCCATGTACTTTCTGCCGCACGAGGCGGATGTAGTGGTTCTCAATCAGGGACTTGTGACGGAGAAGCTTCTGGGAGATATCGAGATCCGTTTTCCGGTTCAGTATGATATTAAGGGTCTGACGGTAGAGTTCGGAAAAGCATATCCGGTTGATTTTTCCATTGTGTCCGATCATCATACAGTAGAGGTAACAGACAATGCAGACGGCCATTATGTGACCGAGGAGATCTTCGAGGGAGCCACCTTCCTGCGGTTCTCCCCGTCCCGGATGATTAATGGGCAGAGTCGGTTCCGGATCAACCAGATCACTATGGGGATTGGTATTTACTTTGACAGCCGCAAAATTCTGTCAGCCACGAAAAAAGAGCATATCAGTCCTATATCGGAGGAATTACCTACGATTGATTTTAGTTTGACGGTCAGTAATAAGGATCGGGCTTTTGATGTGGAGAACGATGAGAGCAGCGTTAACTTTTTTGAGTTGGGACAAGATATAGAGGCGCTGTACGGGCAGGAATTGGACGATGGAACCATAGAATGGATTCCAGGCATTAACCTGGCGCTGAAAGAGTGGTCTGCGGATGATGAGAAACTGAACCTGAGCGCATCCGACCGGTTTGACAGCATGGACGGTACCTATTACCGGGGACAGTATCATCCAGAAGGGATTAGTCTGTATAATCTGGCGGTTGATGTATTCACGGACGCCGGGGTGGATCCAAGGGAATATGGGGTTGATACCTATCTGAAAACCGTGATTGTAAGGAATCCCATCCCGGTTGTAGCCCACAAGGAAGCGCTCCAGCTGATCGCTAATGCAGGTCGCTGTATCCTGTATCAGGATCGGACAGGAAAAATATATCTGAAATCCAGCTTTGTGCCGGAGATGTCCGCATCATCAGAGGATGAGGCGTATTTTTCCCATGTCAGTACGATATTGAGTAAGGATGCAGGCACCCGTGATGAGTATGCACTGACAGGGCAGGATTATTCTACGGCGGGCGGCGCAGTGTATTTCCTCCCACGGCAGTCTGATGGAGGAACGTACCTCAATACAGGATATGTCTCTGATCTGGCAGCGGATGAAAAAGGAACCTTTCAGAATAACCCCACCGTTACCCTTACGATGGAAGCGGCATATAAGTGTTTTGGCGTTACACTGATGTTCGGACGCAACTGGCCGGATACTGCCATATTCCATTCATACAACAGCGGAGAGCTTCAGGAAGATTACGAAGTCAGAGGTTTGGAACAGACAGCAGTAATCAGCCATGAGTTCCCAGAGTTCGACCGGTTGGTGATTGAGTTTACAAAAGGGGCGCCCAATAACCGTGTGATCCTGGATCAGATCGCTTTCGGGGACAGCACGGATTATGTATTGGAGTATGGTGTAGAGTTGACGAAAACGCCGGAAGGTACCAAGCTGCCCCGTGTGAAAGAGCTGCAGGTATTGCGTACTTTGTACAGCCAGGGAAATGGCGAGGTACAGGAATTGATTCGGGAAACTATCAGCCTGACAGCGCAGGACAACCAGTATACATTCTATTTTTCCAACCCGTCCTATGGATTATCAGTATCCCTCACAGAGCCACAAGAAGGGCAAGGGGTAACCATTATAGAGAGCAGTGCTTACTATGCAACCGTGGCCCTTACAGGCGTTGCAGGAGCGGCAGAGGTTGTAATAAGCGGTAAGGAATATGTGGCAACACAAGCTAAGGTCAGCCGCCAGCTTAATCCCACAGGAAGCTCGGAAACGTGGGAGAACCCGTTGGTATCGGATGTAGTCCATGCTGCCGATCTGGCTGATTGGATTGGT